GCTTGGTTAGTGTGTGGTCTAGGAAGTGTGATCTTCGTTTGCAAAGCTTATGATTACTTCTTGTTTCTCTTCGTTCTTAGCTCGATCCGTCCATCCTAAGAGATTCTTAGCGTAGAAGATGCCCTTTCCTTCATTAGCCACAATATCGGCCGCTAGAGCGCGAAACATTTCGTCTATCTCTTTGACTTCTTTGTGTAGTGGATGATCAGAATTGCCTAGGACATTATACCAATTAGAGCGCTTGTAAAATTGAGCGCCTTGTCTTGGTAGCCATATAAGTAAAAAGTAGCTGATTGTAGGCAAGTGACGTTCACGAATGATCCGAACGCCTGCCCCAGTTGCTACTTCCTTAGTAGAATCCAGACAATAGTCGACGTATCTATTCGCCCACTCAAGGATCAGGTCAGCTTCTCTGATTTTCTCGACTGGTTTTTTAGTGCTTACTGGTTTTTTCTCTTTCATTTTTTGAATAATAAGGTCCAATCAGTCGGTATAGTTAGGCGATTATAAAGCGAATATCCATATTCTGCCATAAATTCGATCCACTCGTCGGTCTGTTTTATGTTAATATGGCCCCACCAGGCATCAAATTCTTCTGTCGTAGTGTAAGGAGTTGAAGAAAGAAGCAGGTAATTAGCCTCGATACTCTCTAAATACTCGTTGATCTGCTCGTCTGTTAGGTGTTCAAACACCTCGATCGAGACAATCATTCCACATTTACCAGGATAATTTCCTAAATCTTTTAGGTTTATTCCCCTGGATCGAGCAAAGTCTCTGTGATATTTGTTTGGCTCGATGCCGTGATATTGAATTCCTTTGTGTTCTAAGCATTCGCCAAGCGTTCCCATACCAGCACCGATCTCAATCACAGACTGCGCATAGTTTTTAATGATGTTCGCCGTGCCATCCATAAGCGCCCAGTATTCTGGATTCTCTGGTGTCACTCCTATGCTGATCTCGTAATCGAAAAACTCCTTTTCAGTTGCTTGCATTACTCTATTAGTTTGGAGTAAGTAGCAAATCTTGCCTCGTTAATTTTAAAGATATCGTAATGTTCGCGGACATATTCTCCGTTTCTATATCCGTAGTCATCGCGCATCTGCTTACTGAATGCCATTCGTTTAATGTCGCGCTCCCAGTTGTCTACTTCGAAGATAGTCGGGATATCGTCATAAGGCGCCTTTTTGTAAGTTAAGATCGGGATGTTTTTCGCTCCTGCCTCCAGCGCTTTAAGATTCGATTTTAGTCTGTTGAATTTATTATCCAGCAAAGGAACTAAAAGCATGTCGGCCTCAAGGTAAAAATTCATGTATAGATCGACCGGCATCGATTCTAGGATCTTATAGTCAAGCTTCTCATTAGCAGTGTATAGATTACCCATCTGCTCCCAGTGCCACTTATTAAAATTATTCCATCCACACAGAAGCATCCTGGTATTCTCTCTGAATACCCTAGACTTCGCCAGCTCTCTGATCGGTTGCTTGAGTTGCTGAATATCCGGATAGTGAGTGATCGATCCAGTGTGTGCGATCGTTACTTTCTCATTCTCCTTCCTGATCGACGTGAATTGATCCTTGTCAAATGGCAAAGCGTTTGGAAGGACCTCACAATTCTTATTGATCTGGATGATCTCCAAGCGTAGGCGATTGTGAGTCGTTGTAACCAGGTCAGCGAAACGAATGTAATCCTTGATGATCCTAGTCACTCCAAGCTTGCGATAGGTGTGCGCGCTTAGATGCTTATCGAACAGAGTCCAATAGTCATCAATATCTACCACCAATTTAAAGCCAAACTTCTGGCGCCATTCCAGGAGCTGAAGAAGTGGCGTCGATTCAAGGAACCGATTTACCACTACCACATTGAAATTCTTTTCTTTCAATAGATCCTCTGTAATCGTGTCAGTGATCAGGCAGTATTCCTTCTCCATGGTCGACAAAGGAAGTGCCAGTCTGTGGTATGTTACGCCACTATTTTGACTTCCTACCGCCAGGATTCTTAGCTTTGATTTTGTCATTGGTTTGGTTAGTTTGTTGAGCTGAGATCACATTCTCGTAGTGATGCTTTAAGCGCTTGAGCATGTCGAAGACGCAGCCTCCACACCAGGCGTTTAGCACATAGCTAGGATCCAGTGATCGCTTGTAGATTTCGTGATACTCATTAAGGACCGCGTGGTCTAGGTTTCGAGTAAATCCAAGCGCTACCGATTCAAAGTTGATGATATTGTCTTGGATGAATTTAATGTCTTGCTGTGTCATAGCTTTTCTATTTCTTGTTTAACTTTATCCCAATAACTCAAAGCATCATTATATACAATTGCTGATTTATTATATGATTTGTATTCATTTAATATTTCATCTACTGCAATTAATGCACATTGTTTTGCTACTTTATACTTTGAAGAATCATGTTCTGTAAATATTCCAAAGTCAGTATCAAATATTGGTTCATACATTGAACTTATAATATCTTTCGCTTTCTCTTCTGGTGTCATAGCTTTGTAAGTAATTTCATTAATAATCTTTCCACCACCGCAGCGATCACGCCGGCCCCGAATGAAGTCGCGACGATAGTCGATAGTAACTCAGGCGCAAACATCAATCCAAGCGCCGCCCAGAAGCCCAGGCAAGGCGCGCAGTTGAACGGTTTAAAATTGATCCCTAGGTTATAGGGCAAATTGTTCATATTCCAGAACGTAACGAAAGCCACTGAGGCAAGTAGTTGAATCATTTGTTTATCATTTTTATTCTGATATTGTCAATGTTTTACTTCTGATATTGGCATAAAATTTGCTGTCTTTCCAGCTGTCATTAGTTTAGTTACTATGCTATAATAACCAACATCACTAAAAGTGTAGTCAGGACAGGATTCGAACCTGTATGTTGAATATAGAGGATATAGTTTTCGTACTTGTTCTATAACATGATACTCCATTTAAGCGTCTACCATTCTGCCACCCGACTATATAGTTATCCTCACACCAACTCAGATAACTATGTTTTGCTCCCTCCCTACTCACACCGAGACTTTGTGCTTTTCGGTAAATGGTGACTAACTTCCTTCTATTTTATAGAGAGCTTCTTTTACTTCCAGGTAATAACATTTATCGTCCATCCTCTTCGACATGTCGATAAACTTCTGGCACATAAACAGAGCGCACTCTCGAGCCATTAGTTTGGAGCCAGTAAAGTAAAGGCAATTATTGAACAGCTCACGGGCTGTCTCATCTGGCTTCTTATTCATCCTTCAGTTTCTTTTTGATTAACGCGATAGTTTTGACGATCGACGGATAGGGTATCTTGGTCTTTCTGTGGACGTCCATCTGATTAAATCCAGACTCGACGTATTGATCCAGCAGTCGGTCTTCATACCAGCACAGCGTCTTTCTTTTACTATCTAGCAAATCAAACAGAATTTCCTTCTGGTCCTTCGAGTTGTCGATCTGATCTTCCAGGTTTTCGATCTCCTCTATCGATTCGAACTTAGCCCGGAAGTTACGGAAGAAAGGCTGATTCATCCCAGTGCTTCGGATCATGTTTAGCATGGCCCGGACCAGGTAGAACTTCAGCGCGTTATTCTCGTAAAGATTCCAGAATTTCTCGTCGCTTAGAGTGCAAAGAGAGATGAACATCTCTTGCCTAAGATCGTCGCGGAGGCTAGCCGGTTGCATCTTGCGAAGCGCCTGGCTTATATCCTTCGAAAGATACAGCTCCTCGATTATCTCGTTTCTGCTCTTCACTATAAGTCCTCTGGTAAACTAGCGATGTAAGCTTCGACTTCCTTCACGATCTTCTTCGTGTTTTCGATTTCATACTTTAAGTATTCCATCGCTTTCTCAAGATCCTGAAGACGATCTTGTTTCTTGCCTGCTCTAAGAACGTACTTGATGACGTTACCTAGGGAGAACCCAAGCCCAAAAGCATCGATCACATCGATCGCCTGGAGTCCTCCCTTTCCTTGATAGTGATCAGGTTTGACCACTTGTTCAGCGTTACTATTCATTTTCATTTCGTTTGGTTATGCAAAGCTTAAAAAATCTTTTTTAAAATTCCAAATTTACACCGTAGTTTTTTAGTAATATATTCAGCTGAGTGTTAAGCCCTTCGCTCTTAGTCTCTGTCATTTCAGTCATCTCCATGCCTAAGCGGAAGAATAACAGCATGAGCTTACCTGCATCCAAGTACTGATCAGTGACCTCTCCAGTCGGATCGCCTTTATAAATCTCCTGCTCTAACTTCAGCAGTTCATCCAGAACACTATTGGATTTCATCTTCAGCGACTGGCGATTAAATATGGACGGACGGAAGTCTGCCTCGATGTGATCAATCAGCGCGTTGATCAGTCCGGCGTAGATTATAATCGTTTCTTTTTCTTTTAGCTTTGCCATTTTAGAATAGTGTTAATTGGTCTGTGTGTTGTTTAAATCGTTTCTCTGATGCCTTGAAATAATCCTCGTCTAGCTCGAAGCCAGTGAACTCAAAGCCTAAGTCATAGGCTGCAATCCTGGAGCTTCCAGATCCTAAGTGAGTGTCTAGAATCTTATCGCCTTCTTTGGCGTAGTTAGTCAATAACCATTTGTAAAGTTTTGTGGGCTTTTGAGTTGGATGAAATCTACCACCTTCGATGTTATTTTTAGCTAAAGCCTCTCCTCTTGACATATCAAAAACTCTGATTGCTTTATCAAAAGAACTCCAAGCAAGCTCTCCATCTGCTAAAGAAAAATCTCTTTGACCTTTATCCCAAAAAATCCACCCCATACTTGGCGGAAGAAATTCAGTCATATAATTTCCTCCCCATACAATTTGATTTTTTGAAACCCGAAATAATTCATTCCAATAATTTTCATCAGGAATTGATGAATCCCACTCCGTCGTTTTATATAATTTCCATCCCCTTCCAGCCTTTGACTTACCTTCTGATTTTATTCTAGATAAGGCAGCATTGTTTTGTTTCTTGTCCGCATCAATACCATAAGGCGGATCAACAATCGCCAGCTCAAAGTGATTGTCTGGATACTGCTTCATGCCCTCGATGCAATCCATATTAAATACTTCTGATTTCGTTTTCATTTGTTTTTGTTTAGGTAGTCCTTTATTCTTTTAGTCCTTAGGAAGGCAGCCCTTCGCTCCGCCCCGTGGTTATTTAACATCCTCAATAGATTGATTCTAAGCGATCCATTTACGTCATTGATAACAACACCAGGCAATAGGATAGATCGTGTCTCTCGTGTCAATTCTGACTCGATCCAAGCGATGCACTGCTTATAATTGTCCGGCAGATTTTTATTAGTGTCCATTTTAAACTGGTTTAATCTCAAACTCAATTCTAGGATCCATTTTATCAATGTGCTTTCTCATAACCAGGACCGAACATAGTCGATCGTTTGCAATCATTCCACAATTCTGGAGGCAGTCAAGGATTACCTTCGCCGCGTTGTCCAGGTCAGATCTGTTAGATTGGAAGTAGACATCGATCCAAATCTGGAAGGGCTCTGTAATTGTAATTACATTGTGCTTACGAATCTGCCACTCGAAGCTCACTTCGTACTCCTTTAGATCAACGGTCTTATAGAGGCGATTCCCTCCGATCCGGTATCCGTTTGACTTGCTAGGCACCTGGCCTTTGATTGTGATCATGATTTTGATTCTTTAACTATCTCTATAAGTTTATCTATACAAGCATTTTCTGCTTCTTCGTACGTTAAATACCCAAGTAAAGTATTATCTTTTATCCATTCATTTGATTTAAAAGTAATATCCCACGAATATGTATGAGATACATCCATTGCAAAAATGCAACCATTTAATATATTATGTTTCTCTCTAAACCATCTCAATACTTGTTGTTTAAGTGGTGCAGTACATCCATCTTTACCCATTGCTAAAGTTGAATTTTTCTTTATAGTAGCAGTATATTTTAAGCTACATAAATTTGGCGTAAAAAATGATGCGAAACAAACTTCATCAAATTCCAATTCTTTTAAAGCTAATGCTTGCTCGTATGTTACAAATTCTTTTTCCATATTTTTAAAATTTAGCCTCCTCGAAGGTATGATTAATCGTATTGATCGCGCTCTCCTGGTAGACCGGCTTAAAACCCTGGAGCTCCTCGTAAGAATCCGCAATCCGGTTAGTCGTAATATCCACATAGCGATCGATCGTGCAAGTCTCCCCGTCTCGATTTTTTAGGATCACATAATTGAGGATATTATCATCCGGTCCTTTTGCTGTATTGTTAGCCCTGGCGTCGGTGTATTTATAGTAATCGTCGCGATATAGTCCGATCACTGCGATCGCGTCCTGCTCGACATTCCCAGAGCTTCTAATGTCAGATAGCTGTGGAAGTCTTGATGATCTCCCCTCGATTCCCCTGGATAGCTGAGACAAAGCGATGATCGGAATCTTTAGCTTCCTGGTTAGCTTCTGGATCTTATTTGATACGGAAGAAACCTGAGCAAAATCTGACTGATCCTTGAGCTGATTGTCTCTGATCAGTTGCAGATAGTCGATGACTACCAGGTCAATTTTATTTCGCTTGGCCTCCGATGTTAGGATCATGGATAGATAATTAATATCACGATTATCTGAGTCATAGAAGAATATCGGAAGCGATTTAAGGATCGACGCGTTCGAGTTGCGGATTTTAAGTATATCGTCTGGCTTCACTCGGTTAGCTTTTAGATCGCTGTATTTATAGTCGCAATTCTCGGAGCTGATAAGACGATACATGAGCGACTCCTTTGGCATCTCAAGCGAAAGGAATAGAACTCGTTTACCAGATTTCGCAGCGCTCTTAGCGTGTTGTAATCCTGCAATAGTCTTGCCCATACCTGGACGCCCAGCTATTACCGTCATTCCTTCCTGGAACCCTCCTAGAATATAGTTTAAATCCCTAGATCCGGTGTCAATACCTGAGAACTTAATCTTCCCAGCGTTAGCTTCTAGCTTATCGATGACTTGATCATAGACTGAGGCGATGTCAAACACCTCAGAGGATTCGATTGATCGCTCTAGGCTATCCATTTCCTTGGTAATGATCGTCTGTAAGTCAGAGACTTCCTTGTTATCCAGGATTGCAGTCTGAATCTTAAAGGCTAAATCGTGGAATCTTCTCTTTCCTTCTGTTTCTTTTAGCTGATAGCAGGATTCTTCTAGGTTAATCAATCGGTCAGGCATTAGTTTCAGGACCAATTCAGCCGAAATTCCCTTTTCTTTTTCTTTGCTTTTAAGGACTCTAAATACATCTGCCCTAGTGATTCTCTTATCTTCTAGGGATAGTTCCTTAAATGCAAGGAATGACGCCTTAAATAAAGCATCTGTGAAAGATTCTTCACTGACTAATTTATTAGCTTCACTAAATAAGTGAGGATAAGCTAGTAAATGTGAGACGATGTCACGCTCTAGGTGCACATCGTTTAGATTTAGTTTTACTGCCATTCGTTTGGTATTATAGGTTTGTCGTTCAAAGCTACTTGATTAACTGGACTTTTCAAATTTTGAATCTCGTCGTTGAAGCATTTGCCGTTTAAGTAGGTTAGTGGATTCTTTCTGTACTGCAAGTCTGGATTAGCTTGGACATACTTATCGACTGACTCCAGAATTTTTTCAATCTCTTGCTTCTTTAATTTCTTCCAAGCCTTTTCGCATTTAACTCGATCGACTTTCTTTCCGTAGTTATTCCAGAAGATTTCAAACTCATCGCTTTTGTATTCTTCTTGTTCTTCTTCTTTTTCTTTTTCTTCTTCTTCTTGCGATTCGGTATCCATACTGTATAGATACTGTATCAATACTCTATTTTTGACGTTCTTTAGCTCTTTTTCTACACAAGACAGAACTTTAGGCGAATTTGAGTCATTGAACTTAACCCAGTTTAAAAGCGCGATTTCATTCGTATCTTTTGAGAATCTAATTTTGTTTTTTTCTTGGAAGAAATCTAATAGCTTATGCACTGTCTCGGCATTGTATCCGGTATCAAAGCAGATTTTTCTTATAGACGTCTCATAGATTCCGCACTGTGTGGTCCTATCATTGGTCATCAAATACAAGTAAAAGTATTTCTGCTCTGGAGTTAGATCTCCTATGAAGGAATCGCTCCAGAAAGTGACCGATATTTTTCTAAATGCTGCCATAGTAATTAATATCTAAATTTTAAAGATGGTTCTTTATCTTCTGGATAATGTCTGTAACCTTTTAAATCGTAGGTTATATATTGCCCCATTCTAAATTCTACTATTAAATGGTTTTCTGAATAATCTATTATTCCATTACCATATCTTTCGTCATAAACTCTATCGCCTCTTTTAAATTTTTTCTCTTGCATTTCTGTAAATAAAAAAAGCCAGTCTGCGTAGGAGTGCAAATCTGGCTTCGGTTTTTTAAACCCTTAAATAACCCAAGAACTCCTACCCTCTTGGCTTATTGTTCTCAAATTTAAAACAAAATTTTTAATTCACAAATTATTTCTAAGAATTTAATAGATCAGTTAATCGCTGGATCTCTGCCTCCGCTTCACTGATCTTATCAAGGATCAGATCGAAAGCTTTGACCTCTGGATTATAATACTTCATGATCTTAGAATAGTCCGAAATCGTTTGCTGTTCGTGTGCGATTCGCACGTTTACCACAGCGTGAAAACATTGGTCCTCTAGTGTCATTGTCTTACTTTTATGTGACAAACTACCTCGCGCCAGTATGTCGCGTCTAGTCCGTCGATGATTCTATTTTTAATGATCAGCCTGGAGTTTTCCAGGGCTTCTTCTAGGACGTATTTCATCTGAATCTTTCCGTATTGCTTTAGATGAGTATCGCTGATATAGTTGATTATATCGTCTGATTTTTCTTTCGGTGTCATGGCTTACAGATTTATTAGATCCTCTCTTAATTCTGCCCAGTGGCTAAGATCTAAGTCTCCTGCATGGATAGCTTCCATGACGATCTCGGCGCCTAGGATTGCAGAAGCGATTGCCTCCTCTTTATTTTTCTTGATCTGTGGGTGCGCTTCCTGGAAACGCTTTACTAAACTTGCTGCGAATTGCTTTCTTGTCATTTTATTGGTTAGATGTGGGCCAGCCTACATGACCGGCCCGGTTTACAAATATACTAATTTTTTACTTTCCTGATTCT